CAGACCTAAGTTCAAGGAGTGCAAATGCTCGACAAAGACAAAGCAGTCGCAATCGTTAACACCTACGCAAGAGCAGGAGCAGCCGCAGTCGCAGCTCTCTATCTCGCCGACCCATCGCGCCCTGTAAAGGATTACCTTGCTGCCTTCATCGCAGCAGTCATCGGCCCAATCTTGAAGGCCATTGACCCAAAGGCGATAGAGTTTGGTCGCGGAAGTAAGTAAAGAAATGAAATCGGGGAAGATTTTGGATGAGGCTAAACGCCTCACCGCAACGGATCGTCAGGAAATCTATGGCGAGCCTTATATCAATCACAAACGCATCGCAGACCTGTGGAGTGTTTATCTTGGAAAAGAGATAAGCCCTTCACAGGTCGCTTTGTGTTTATGCCTTGTCAAGATTGCAAGGCTGATTCAGACACCTAATCATCTTGACAGCATCATTGACTTGGCGGCCTACACCGCTATCTATGGGGAAATCAATGATAGTGAAAAATAACCTAGTGCTTGTGCCAACAAGAGGCAGGCCAAAGAATGCAGTCGAAGTGTTACAAGCTCACAAGGAGTTCTCCTGTCGCTCTGACCTGCTTTTTGTTGTGGACAAAGATGATGAAGAGATAGTCAACTATCGAAGCGCAGTTGGCGTTGAATACATTTTAGAGATTGAGAACACGACACGGGGCATGGCTTATCCTGTCAATCTTGCTGCCAAGAAGTATGCCAATGAATATGACTTCTTCACTTTCATCGGCGACGATCACAGATTCCGCACAGCCGATTGGGATGTCAGCCTCACAAGAGCGATAGGGCAAGGCGCAGGGGTCGCCTATGGCAATGACCTGTTGCAAGGAGAGCGACTGCCCACGGCAGTCATGCTCTCGGCAAGTATCGTCAAAGCCCTTGGCGGGATGGTTCCGCCTAAGCTGAAACATCTCTATCTTGACAACTTTTGGAAGAAGTTAGGTGAGGATTTGGGGCAACTGCATTATCTGCCCGCAGTCGTTATCGAGCATTGCCATCCCGTTGCAGGCAAAGCAGAGTGGGATGAAGGCTACAAACAGGTCAACGCCCGTGAGGTCTATGCCTTCGATGCCCTTGCTTATGACTCTTATATCAAGAGCGAGGATTATCAGGTTCTCTTGCGAAAGTTGCGAGCGTGAAGATACTCATCACAGGCGATGCAGGTTTTGTTGGAACTAACTTCAAGAAACACTTAGATAGCAAGAACAATCACATCACCGGCATTGATATAAAGAACGGCATTGATGTCAGGGATTTCTTTGCAAAAGATGACACAACATTTGATGTAGTGATTCACCTCGCAGCTATCGTCGGAGGCCGCGCCACGATAGAGCGAAAGCCCTTGGCAGTTGCCGCCGACCTTGCCATCGATGCCGATTTATTCCAATGGGCGCTGCGCACAAAGCCAAAGCATCTTGTCTATTTCTCATCAAGTGCTGCCTATCCAATCTATCTGCAAAAGTTAGAGTATCGGCAGAAGCTAAAAGAGTTTGACATAAATCTTGACCACATAAGAACGCCGGATATGACCTACGGGTGGGCAAAACTATCAGGCGAGAAGCTGGCCTCTTATGCCCGCGCGGAGGGGTTGAATGTGACTATCTTGCGCCCATTCTCAGGCTATGGCAGCGATCAGAGTCTTGACTATCCCTTTCCTTCCTTGATCGAGCGTGGCAAGCAGAGGCAAGAGCCTTTCCAAGTTTGGGGCAATGGGATGCAGGTGCGCGATTTCATACATATTGAAGACATCGTGCGAGCTACCTTTGAGGCAATTACAAACAAGGTCAAAGTCTCAAATCTTTGTCACGGCAGGGCAACCTCTTTCATTGAACTCGCAGAGTTGGTAATGATGCAGGCAGGTTATCTTGCGCAGATACAAGGCAACCCGACCGCACCTGTTGGGGTGGCGTATCGGGTTGGCGATGCGAGCAATATGCTCTCCTTCTATAAGCCTCGAATCTCACTAGAACAGGGAATCGAACGCGCCTTCAAAGGCATCTAGAACTCACGCTCCATTCTTCTTATTGTGCGGTTGATGTATTTTGGGCCAAGCCACTCCATAAACCATTGCGGAAAGATGACCGCGCTTGGTTGGCGCTTTGGCATAAATAGCACCATCAGAAGCGGAATCCAAAAGCCATAAAAGGCTGACATAAGTGGCCAAAAAATAACGCTTCGCCCAATGGCAAAGGCATAGAAGGCAGTGAAGAAAACGATTAGCAAATCCCAACCATTCATCTAGCACCATCCCATCACAGGAGCAGGCTCAAGGTCTTTGACAACCTCGTAGAATTTGCCGTTCTCGTGCAGCGATCCTGCGGTGACGACATAGCCATTGAACTTGATGTCAACGCCTTCTCGCATCTTGCCAGGAAAACTCGCGCCAATCGGCGCTGAGTAATACAGGTGCAAGCCATCGCCTGTGGCAACTGTGAAGGTGTCAAGGTCTAAGCCATCAGTGCTTCCGCCATTACGGTAGTCAATATCAAAGACCACAAGATTTGATGGCGCGCAAGCGATGCCAATGTTGAGCAAAGGCGACTTCTCAAACCATTTCTTTACAGTTGCAGGCTTATTTGAGGCTGACTTATAGCCATGCTTTGCAATAGGAAAGAATGGAATCTTCTCTTGCGGATAGCAGGGCAGGACATACCAACCGCGCTCGGCATAGGCCGTGGCAATCTCGGCGGTTGTCATTTGACATACTGCTTGAGAAAGTCGTTTATGGCTTCGGACAATGATTTGCCCTCTGCCTTCGCCTTCGCCTGCGCCTTGCGCCATAGTTGATCCGATACACGAACGCTTCTAATCTTCTTCAACTTCATCACCTTTGCTCTCAATAGATTCGTAATTGGTAAGTAAAAGCCAAGCAGAGCATCCTTCATCCCAAACAACCTCAAATGCAAAACCTTCTTGCTCTAGGAATTGTTTGGCAAAAAGAAGGCTTGGATATGGGCTGAACCAATATGCCCAAGACCAATCATAACTTTTTACATTTGGCTCGAAGCGCGCAGATTGCTTTTTCCAATGCGCACCGAACTCCATAGCAGTATCGTGCAAATACATAAAGTCTTCATTTGTAAGTTTCACTCTGACACCACGCTTTCCTTGTGATTTGCTTTGATGTGATTGCTTAAAGTCTGATGCGCAAAACCACTACGCACCTCTATCTCTCTGCCACAGATAGGGCAGGCAACAATGCGGTTGGATGTCATTATGCACCGACCTTCTGAGATAGGTAAGTTTTGTGTGCGTGAATCATTGCTTTAGCAACTCTCTCTTCTGACCATTCAGCGTTGTAATCGTGGAAATAAAAACCATCTCCACTTTCATCATCTCTGCCAATGTGGAACTCTTCATACCAACCACAATCATCTGCATAAGAACCTGCGCCACCTGCGGTGGTATAGAAACCTTCTGCATCAGGTTCGCCAACTAGGATTGTGCCACAGTTGCCACCTGTCATTTCAACATAAGCAGGAAACCCTGCATCAGTAATTAGTGAAGCAACTTTGCTAAGTGAAAACTTTGTCATTGTCTTGCCTTCCTTCGGAGCTACTACCTTTCGCCCCGATGAGAGAACAGTAGCCTATGTAATGCTCTTTGTCCATACACAAGCCCTACAATTCCTCGGCGCGCCCTGGCTAGAATGTCAGCCCTTCCCCCGATACTTATCCACAACCTAAAAAGGGGGAATAAATGGAGATTTACCTTCTCGTGGCTCTCGCGGGCGTTCTAAGCCTTACATGGGGCCTTTTAGAGCTAGAGAAACAATACAGGCAAAATGAGGCGCAGAGGTCGATTAGGGCCTATAAGCGCCAACAGGCGAAGATGGCAAAGGCGCTCGCCCGATGAGCCTGTTTTCGACCCACCTCGCAGCCGACGGCTCGGTTGCCCTATACCTAGAGGAAACCGATGCCAACCTCGATCTCATTGAGGATGTAGTCAGTCAGGTGCCGATGTTCTACCTAGCACAGATTCGTGACCATTCCGGCTCGACATCTCAAGCCTCAATCGAGTCTGCAAGATTGCTCGATAAAGTCCGGCAGAAGGTTCCGCCATTTGTCACCAAGGTTAGTCACTTGACTCAGGCAGAGGCGTTAGAACTTGCTCAACAACTAATCGAGATGGTCAAGTTTGCTAGAGCCGTTGAAGGCAAGCCGACAAAGTTAGAGTTGGTCAAATAATGGCCAATCCCAATGGTCGCAAAGGCTCTGCGTTTGAAATCGCGGTGCTCAAGTGGTTGCGCTCTCGCGGTGCCATCGCGGAGCGTTTGCGCCTGTCGGGATTACAAGACGAAGGAGACATTGTTGCCATTATTGCTGGCAAGACTTATGTGCTTGAACTCAAGAACAGAAAAGCAATCTCGCTTCCGACCTTTTGGGATGAGGCCGTCAAAGAAGCCAAGAACTACGCCAAAGCTCGTGGACTTGCTAAGACTCCGCCGGCGTTCGTAATCGTTAAAAGGCGAAACACCGGCATCGAGCGAGCATTTGTGATCCAGGATTTAGATTCGTGGCTGAGTGAGAGAGAATGAATTTTTATGAATTTTTCCCGACATTGCCGAAACTTAAAGATGCGCTCTGTCGTGAATATGAATTTCCCGACCTATTCTTCCCAACTGGTCGGGTGGCCGAGGCAAAGAGCCTCCCGCTTGCGCAAGCTATTTGCGCAGGTTGTTCGGAAAGAAAGGAGTGCTTGGAATACGCGCTCTCAGAAGAAATCCCTTATGGGATTTGGGCAGGAACAACCCCGACAATGAGGGGAATTACTGTCGAAAAGCGAAAGAAATCACGACCCAATCGCAACATTGCGAAAGAGATTCGTGACCTTTACATCAAGGGGCGCACTCATCAAGAAATTGCTGCCTGCTTAAAGATAAGTCAGTCCTATGTGACTCGATCTATTAAGCGAGGCGCGAAATTGGAAGGAGAAAGCCAATCACAACCAATCGAAGCACCCTCAAAGGGGTCGCAATCATCATCGGGGTTTCAGCGATGACATCTATGATTGTCAACGCTGGCTTTGCACCGCAAATGGCAGTTCCCGCATCCGTCGTGACCGTCTATGAGCCAAGACCTGCTCTAAAGCAAGTCAACGCCAAAGAGGTTGCAAAGGAATTGCTAACGAAAAAAGAATATGGCTGTTTGACCAAGTTATTGGGCAAAGAGTCAGCCTGGAAGTCATCGGCAAAGAATCCGACATCTTCCGCCAAAGGCATCGGGCAATTATTAGATGCCACTTATCGCAACCTCGGAATGAAACACTCTGAGGCATCGGTGCCACAACTTGTGGCGACCTTGGCGTATATCCATCGCCGTCACCAAACACCTTGCTCTGCTTGGCAGCATTTTGTCAGGCATCGCTGGTATTAAATCCCAATAGGGGGAAATAAATGACTATCCAAGTTGACAACAAGAGCGTGATTCTTGATGAGAACACCGCTCAATGGTTGAAGCAATACCGCGATGCTTTAACTAAGGTCAAAGAGTGGCAAGAAATTGCCGACATTGCGCGGTCGCACCTAGAGGTTGCTCTAGGGGAGAACGAAGTTGCTATCTACCAAGGGCAAGAAGTTGTCCGTTGGTCAAGCGTTACCTCAAAACGATTCGATGTGAAGAAAGCCCGTGAGTTGCTTCCTGCAAATGTCATTGGCTTATTTGAAATCGAACAAGTAAGTCGCAGATTCACTCTCGTCGATCAGGATAGCGGATGAGTCCAAGAGTCACCTTTCCTTCTTCGGATGAACCTGTCATTCCTGAGATTCCGGATTTCGACGATGATGAGGATGATGAATGACATTCACTTCACCTCATAAGCCGAACAAGGCACTTGGCATCGAGCTTGCGCAAATCATTCACGATGCCGGCGTGTGGAGTCCACGCGCTAGACAAGTTGCCATCGGCCCTTCAGAGATGGGTCACGAATGCTCTCGCCGACTTGCTTACAAATTACTTGATTGGGAGGCGGTCAATGTCGCTCAATCAAGTAATTGGGCAAGTCAGGTGGGGTCTGCCATTCACGCCCATCTTGCAGACATATTCCGAAAGCGCGAAGGCTATGAAGTAGAGCAGAAAGTTACCATTAGAGGACAACTCGCCGGCACAGTCGATCTCTTCGACATCGTGCGTGGCATCGTCATCGATTGGAAGACGACAGGCTTTACAAAGCTCGCGGAATATAGAAAGTCCGGCGCTACCCAACAACACATCACTCAGGTTCAACTCTATGGCTACGGCAAAGCGCAGACCGGCGCGAAAGTTCACAAGGTCGCACTCGCCTACCTTCCGACATCAGGCAGCCTAGATGACCTGCACATTGACCTTCACGACTACGATGAGAGCGTTGCTTTGAAAGCCTTGTCACGAGTCGATGACATTCACACTTTACTTGCGCAACTATCAGTCGAGGATAACCCTGCGCTTTGGGATGTAATCCCTAAATCGGCAAGTCGGAACTGTAATTGGTGCCCATATTTCTTGCCTTACTCACTCGACTCAGCGAAGGGATGCTCCGGTGATACCCAAGCGTGAAATGATTGTTGAGTTCTTTCCACCTTGGAAGGAGAACATCTTGCGCGGCCTTGCTTGGTGCCTAGGCATCAGAGGAATTCCTGTCGGTTTTATCCACTATGAGACAAAATTTGATGACAACGAAATCACAATCAACGACATCAAACGCAACGAAGAAGAAAGCCAAATGAATAGAAAGGAAGACAACGGGGATGACATTCTCAAGCCCTAGCACTACCTCTGAAGGTGTAAAGGTCGCCGACCTTGCAAACCATCTTCTAATCATCGAGCCTGTCGAATACAAGACCGGCATCGATACCGTTCACGGAAAAGCCGAGGCGGTTGAAGTAAATGTTGTCGATTTAGACAACGGCAACGCCAAGCACGATTCTCTGCTTTGGTTCAATGTAGCTCTACGCAATGCCCTAAAGACCAAGATTGGTCAGAAGGTTCTTGCAAGAGTCGGTCAAGGAGCTGCCAAGCCTGGCAAATCTGCGCCCTGGATTCTCATTGATGCAACCGGCGATGCGACTGCCATCGCCAAGGCCAACGCCTATCTCACTTCGGCTCCGGCACCGGCGGTGGCATCGCCCGCGCCTGTGGCACCGAAGGCAAACCTCGATCCGAACAACCTGCCTCCTGAAGTTCTTGCGTTGCTCGGTCAGTTAGGAAAGCAAGTCTAATGAGCGACTTTGAGATGCTTGAAGATTCTCTTCGAGGTAACTGGACAACTGTTGGTTATTTGAACGCCATTCTTGTCACATTGATTGAAATTGCCATTGCCTTGAAAGTCGATGAAACGAAATTGATGGAGAATGTAAACGAAGCGGGGAATAACCCATAAAGAATTGAGTCGGCGACACCCGTTCGTTCGCTGACTTGATAGTGAGAGCTTGGGAGCCACATCAGGGGGATGTGTAGGTGTTCGATTCACCTTTCTCACACCAATAAATTCACAACCGAAAGGAATGGAATGCTCTACGCATCGGGGAGAGGTTTCACTCTCTATCAAGGTGACAATCGCGTTGTCTTGAAAGGGTTGGCAGATGAGTCGGTCGATTCAATCGTCACCGATCCGCCTTATGAACTTGGTTTTATGGGCAAGAAATGGGATGCCTCAGGCATTGCTTATGATGTAGAGCTATGGCGCGAAGTCTTGCGCGTTCTAAAGCCTGGTGGTCACTTGCTCGCATTCTCTGGTTCTCGCACTTATCACCGAATGGCCGTTGCGATTGAAGATGCCGGCTTTGACATCCGCGACCAAATAATGTGGATTTATGGGTCGGGGTTTCCTAAGTCGCTTGATGTGTCAAAGGCGATTGATAAAGCGGCAGGTGCGGAGCGCGAGGTTGTTGGTAAAAAACCTTGGTCAAATTCAGCACAACATTTTATTCCTGGTGAAGACCACACCGAAAGAGTCAATTTAGATGTCACCGCACCGGCAACGACAGAGGCGAAGCAATGGCAAGGGTGGGGAACCGCACT